AGGGATGCGTCGGGTATCAGACATTTGTGTTTGTTTCGTTCTGACCTTGATTAGCTAAGCGAGCGGCCTCAGCTTCAGCCTGACGTTGCGCAGCCGTCTTAACCCATCCTTGTGCAAAGGCTAGGTCTACCATTGCATCTTTGCTGCCGGGAATTGCCGTGTTTGTCTCAAGGCATTTCTGCACTGTGAGAGCCACGATTTCGTCGATAGCCACTCGGCAACGCTCGTGAACTGCGTTATCAATCCATGTTTGTTGTGTAAGAGCAGCATACGATAAAGCTTTATCTTCGGCGGCGCTAAGTGTGGTTGTGTAAGTTGCCATTTGTCTCTCCTGATTAACCCATTAGTCTAAAAGTACAAGCACCGTGGCGGCCTGTAGCGCCACCACCATAAATAGTGCCACTATTTAATTTAAAACTTATTGTGTCATTAGCTGCAAGCAATATAATAGTCATACCAGACACTTGATTGTATTGTGGTATCGTTGTTCCGCCTTGATAAGGTACAAGTTGGTTATTTGTAGCGCCGTTTTTGTGTAATTCAATGTCAAGTGTGGATGCTGCTGCGTCTGTCATAACCATAATTGCAGCAAGATAATAACCTGCTACAGGGGCTGTAAAAAGCCCAGTTCCAGAGTTATAACAACTACCAACGTTGCTATGTACAACAGTCCAAATAATTGTTCCAGCAGATGCTTTGGATGTGTTTAATCCAAGTGAAGCGTTTGGTTGAAGCGGCATAGTCACACGACCACCCGAATCAAACGCCATAGGTAGAATAAAGTCGGTGTTACCAGAATTGGGCGTCCAGAATTGGGTTGAGTTTGGTACAACAATATCTTTGCCATTCCCAGTAAACGCCCCGCCAGCAATTGCACTTACATCAACATTAAGAGAAATGTTTTCCGAGTTTGCCCCGTTACCAATTTGCAGAGAACGGTATGATGCGCTATATCCATATCTAGTGCCTCTGATACCGTATAAAGTGTGCCCATCCGAGTTCTGAAACTGAATACGACCACCACTAGCCATTACCCCACCGGACTTAGGTAATGCACCTTCAGCAGTCGTAGCAAGCTCGTTGAACAGTGCAGCCGTTGGGCGTAGCTCGAACCTATCGTTGGTCGCATAAGCACGAGCCGTTGTGCTGTCTTGCGCACGTACGACTGTCAGTGTGTCAGTGCTACGAGCCGTACACTTCACGATCTCCAGATTATTCGATGTGTCGATCAAGGTGGCGTAGAAATAGTCACCCGCGCTAAGCGTAGGAAAGCGTGCGCCCTGTCCTGCTACAAGAACAATCGTAGTTGCACTGCTGTTGATACTAGCGTTCAGTACGCCAAAGGCGTTGTTGGTGACTTTTAATCCCATGATTACTGTCCTTCAGTCTCAGGAACTACAACCCAGTTACCTGCGTCGTCATCCCATTTGTATTGTTGGTTATCGCTAGGCATCTGTACTGGTGCTTCCCACAAACATGTTTGCTCATTAAGTACCCACTTGCTGTATGGTTTGGGTGGGATAAACGCATCTTTTGTACGGTCGTAAGTAAATCCAATACCCGCATAGTTCTTACGCAGAGGCGTACCACCATTAGCATGAACACCCCCACGGGTGTTGTAACTTGTCTGAATCCACTCGCCGGGAGATGAGTCTACAAATGTTGCAAAAAACTCAGGCTCGGCAACGATTACTTGCGTTACCAAACCATCTACTACTTTTGCAAAATGTGACATATGTTTTTCCTTTTATAGTTAGAAGGTGATGGTTCCAGAACCAGTGAAGATGAAAACGTAGTTTCCACTAGTATTTGTTTGGGTATAAGTACCTGTGGCTGTAGCAAGTTTGAAATTATTTGGGTAAGAAATAATTACAACACCAGAACCGCCAGTACCGGGAGTTCCTCTTGCACCGCCACCGCCACCACCAGTGTTCACAGTTCCGGATGTACCATTATTAGAACTAATACCACCTGCACCGCCACCGCCTGCGCCGCCTGCGCCGCCTGTAGTACCACTGCCACCGCCACCGCCACCGCCACCAGCATAAGTTACTGATGAACCAGAAAGTGCGGATGCTGTACCAGCACCGCCAGCACCGCCAGTAGTTTGAGCAGAGCCTACACTTCCACCTACCGCACTAGCACCGCCACCGCCAGCCCCCAAAAATGGGGAATCAGGAGCGCCTGTGCCGCCAGCAAAACCTTGTCCTGCTGTACCTGCACCGCCCGATACGCCGTTAGAGCCGCCGCCGCCAGAGCCACCAGCATTACCCACTATGTTTGCAGATGGGCTATGACCGCCACCGCCACCGCCACCCGTAGAAGTTATAGAACTAAATACAGAATTTCCGCCATTTGTACCAACTACGTTTCCGGTATTCCCCGGTGCTCCTCCAGCGCCAACAGTTACTGTAAGTGAATTTCCCGGAGCTACAGCAAAACTAGAAGCTGCTCTATAACCGCCGCCACCGCCGCCACCGCCGCCTCGCCCTGAGCCATAGTAGTCCAAGCCACCGCCACCGCCGCCAGCAACAACAAGATAATCTACAGTAGCCGTTGACTGAGTAGCAAAAGCAACCCATGCACCGCCTTGATAAATTTCTGCTTGTGCAATTGTAGAGTTAAACCGCATCATGCCAGCAACTGGACTTCCCGGTCTTTGTGCAGTTGTACCAGTGGGTAAATCAAAGTACCCAGTGGCGGTATTGTCTTGGTCACTTACTTTATGTGGCTCTAATGATGTAATTGTGGTTGCATCAATGAAAGTTTGCGCAGTCAAGCGAATCTCGATGCGGTCACCCGTGCTATACGCACGAGCAGTTGTAGACTCTTGACCACGAACAACAGTCAACACATCTGTTGAGCGCGCCGTACACTTGACAATTTCCAAGTTATTGGATGTGTCAATCAGTGTGGCGTAGAAGTAATCGCTCGCAGTTAAACTTGGGAATCGAGCACCCTGCCCTGATGTCACCGTAATGCTAGTTACAGACGAGTTGATACCCGCTGCCAACGTAGCAAAGGCGTTATTTGAGAGTTTAATGCCCATTCCCGAACTCCTTAGTTAACAGTCACAGTCCAAGTGATGCCAAGCGTATCGGCTGCGCCCTTGTTGATAACTGAGAACACTGTACGGCACAACAAAGTACCAGAAGACGAAGCGTTAAAAATACCTGCTTCTGTCAATGCGCCAGTTCCCGTACCCGCTGGGAACGAAGCAACATACGCAACAGAGTTGGTAGTCACAGTAGTCGAAGTCAACGTAACACGTGAACTAGCAACAGCAGCAACTAGAGCCGTATCACCGACGGCAGCAGCAGTAGAGCTTGTGCCGACTTCCATATGGGTCATAGCGGTTGCAGTCGCATCCTTCATACGGGAAGCGATGTAGTTTTTGCCTACTGTTACCACTAGGTTTTTTACTTCTTCTTCCTGTTTGATGTTACCGTTTTCATCGGTAAGAACGAGCTTTAAATTGCCCGTCATCTTAATTGCGTCGTTGAACATAATTCACTCCTTAGTTGAGTTGGTTTTCGTTGAGTCCGTAACCGTTGTAGGTGTACTCAACCGACTCCGTGCGGATCGTATATACGATACCAGCATTGGGGTCAATTGTCAGCACAAATTCACCGTTTACAAGGGGTTCGTGGATCAGATGACTGTTAATTGTACCCAGCACTGGGTAGTACGTAAACTTCTCATCTGATGCAAAAGCAAAATCATAGAACGGCGTTGTTATACCGAGCAGCAGATCAAAAGTTACAGCATCTGCCATCGTAGCGGTGTCTGATAGGGCTGCCGCAATGTTGAACACAGGTGCAGCGTCAGAGGCTGTTGCTGTATCAGAGTAAGCTGGGCTTATTAAGAACACAGGGGCATCGTCAGAAGCTGTAAAGTCATCTGCGGTTGTCTTGTTTTGAGCAAATACGGGGGCAGCGTCAGAAGCTGTAGCCGTGTCAGTCTGAACATCCGCAAAATCAAAAACTGCCGTATCAGAGGCTGTAACCGTGTCAGTCTGGACAGACTGTGGATTCAATGCTACTGAGTCTGCTGATGTAGCGGTATCCGTAAGAACCTTTACAACGTCTGTAGCAGTTGTATCTGCAACAGTCACTGGGTCTGGGTCTACGTCAGCGTCATTGCGGTCATAGTCCACCATCTCCGTGAAGTCTTTGTAGACTACATCGGTCATAGTGACGGTATCAGCAAGCACTTGTGCGATGTTAAACACAGGTGCAGCATCAGATGCTGTTGCAGAATCAGTAAGGGTTTTCCCTATATCTAGGGTATTCACTGAGTCTGAAGCAGTAACCGAGTCAATCTTGACAAGATCAGGCTGTAGAGATGGAGAGTCTGAAGCCGTAACAGTATCGGCAATACCGTCCTTATCTACATTGAGCGCTGCTGCATCGGTAGCCGACGCACTATCAACAACAACTTTGGCTGTGTCAAACACTGGTGACGTATCTGTAATCGTCGATGTGTCCGACAGGCTTTTGCCAACAGCTAGGGTGTTAACTGCGTCATCAACAGTAGCTGAATCTGTGAGTACTTTACCGGGCGACAGCACACTATCATCTGTCGTAGTCGCGGTATCTGCAAGAACCTTATCCACCTGCCGAGTAGCAACATCGGCCATCGTAACTGGGTCTGGGTCTACGTCTGCATCGTTGCGGTCAAAGTCAACTGCCTCAGTGAAATTCTTGAACACTGAGTCCGCGACAGTAACTGAGTCTGCAAAGGCCAATTCAGGAGCAAACGCCACGGTATCGTCAATTAAAACTTCGTCAGCTTTTACAACCTCAACTGTGATCTGGCGGAAGTCAGACACACTGACTGTCTGCTCCTCCAAATATTCCATTGGCACGACAAATGCCGATAGCCGTATGATGTTCTCAGGCTGTGCGGAAACAGCATAGGTATTGGGGCTGACTGATACAGCAATAGCCCCTGCCACCGCAACTGCGGTAACAAGCGCTGTAACAGCAGCAGATACCTTGATGTTGGACATTAGAAGTTTGCTCTCACCGTAAACCGCAATGTTTCATAGACTGTCTGAACAGCGCCGTTGTAATCTACAACAACCTCGCCCTCGTATGCACCAGCGTCGACGTCGAGCACACCGCCAGAGAAACCGAACTGTACCTGCCCAGTAGTGCCGCCACTCAACTTTGTACAAGAAATTGTAGAAAGCAGAGTTGTAGTAGCAGCCTTACGGAATTTCACACTAACAGTTGTTGACGCAGAGGATAGGTCTATGGGCGTGCCTGTAATGTCGTCCGTCAAGGTGAGGACGATAAGCGGCTTCTCGTCGCCTTCTACTAATCGGATGACATCTGTTGCCATAATTACCTCATGCAAATGGACGCATTTGAACCGTCATCGACGCACGAGCAGCACCAAGATTGGCCCTAGCCCGTCGCTCAGACGTTTTAAATGAGTATTGTTTGGCGTGGTATGAGGCTAACTCACGATCAGTCCACGTTCTATTGGGCAGCACCAACAGATGCTGTAAGGCTCCGTGCATGACAACATTCTCAATATCATCCAGTACAGACTTTGACATTGCTGATGAAGTACGCAAAGGTTTAAGGGCTACGATCATCTTCAGATCGTAAACAACTGTGGCATCTGGTACGGGTGCAAGTACAAAATTGTCAGAGTCTAGCTGGCAGACATTCTGCGGGGTAGACAACTGTTCAGGAGTCAGATCAGGCCATGCTGGGTACTTGCGAGTCAACTGCTCAAGGGTCGCTGGCTCTATGTTTGAGCCGTTTAGCGAGACTGATAGGAACGCATGAACCTCTGCCCCTGTAGGATTCTCGTAGGGGTACTCATAGACTCCCGGCGTAAGTCTGATCTTAGGCTGCTCATAGCGCCATGACAGGGTTCTTTCGCACACCTCAATAGCGGCATCACGAACATATTGTTCGACGATTGGCTGTGGGCATCCCGGCACGCTAGGTGCAAGACGAGTAACCAGTGAAAGGAATGTGCGGTCAGACATTAGACAACCTCAGTCGATTTGAGGCCAGCTTGTTCGGTATCAGTAATAACCCTACCCTGTGCGCTAACGCCCAAGGCTTGAGTAAATGACTGCTGGAACAAGGCAGCACGTTGTGAGTTTACGTGTTCGTTATCAACTGACTCAGCCAAGAACACTGTCGCGTCAACAACGACTGGGAAATAGCCATCTGACAACAACGTCACAGTTGTTGTGCCGTCATAGTCTGGAGGAGTCTGCGAATACTCCCCGATCAATACCTGATCCGCTGGCGCTTTGGGGTAGATGAAAAACTTGTTGGCGTTACGCACATGGCGCATCCAGTTCACACATGGCCCAGCGGTATCGTTCATCCATGTTGGGTACGTCTGGTCAAGCGCCTCACGGTTTACCTCGGTAACACCGTTGCCACCTTGCACAGAGAATATCTCCATGACTCGGAGTGAATCAGACGGCATAGATTGAATGACAGACCCAGCAGTGGTAGGGATCGCCCCAATGTAAGCAAAGAGGTCTGGGCGAAGCACAGCAATGCGCTTTAACGCCTGATTCGCAAAGCCCAACAACACCACATCGCTATAGCGCTGCGGTGAGTTGATGTCTTGCAGTAATCTGCGAACCTCAGTGATTACAGTGTTAAGTATCATTCAGGTAGACCTCGAGATGCTTCAGCATTGACTTCCTCATTGGTCACAGGAGGAGCCTCAGGGATTGCTTCTTCGGGGGTAGTAAGGTCAAGATCAGACTTGCGCCCTTTTTGTTTCTTCGGAATGAACTTCTCGGGGAAAGCTTCTTCCTCAGTCACTTCCTCACACATAGAGTTCTCTGCAAGGATGGGATTCCAGTCGTAAATGAAACCGTCTTTCTTGTTTCTTAGGAAACGTGCCATTTAAAACTCCTATCGGTATTTAGATGTCTTACTCGCTATTTTAGCGGGTTGTTTTACAAACTGCTGACCTTTTTCTTTGCCATCGCGTTTTGCTTTGGTGGTTGCCGCATACTCTGCGGGGGTCAACGCTTTTATTGCAGCCTCAGGTAAGTACCGTTCTCCGGTCTTACTTGAAGGTTTGCCACTTTTGGTGCGCCATTTCTGGTCACCCCAATCTTTAAGAGACTTTTGCGGGGCTTTCATTTTTTGCCCAGTTTCTCACGTTCTTCCAACAGCCTGACCTTGACCTGCAACTCATTGATGTGAGTCATCAGCGCCTCTTTTTGCATTGCTCGCTTTTCGGCAGAGATTGGGCTATCCGTTGGGACACCCTCTTTAGTGATTAGCGCGGGCATAGCGCCCTCAACTCTAGTCAACCGGGTGGAGAAATCATTGACCTGACCCAAAAGCCAAGCGAGCGCCGCCACTACGACGGGGATAACTGCCTTGAGAACGTCAGACCATGCCATCATCAATCCTTATATCCGCCACCGGCGGCTTTATATTTCTTGGCAACAAGTTGTGCTTTACGTGCTGACCACTGGCCTGCACCTGTACCCTGTACTGCTGCCGCCTTTACCTGAGACACGATCCGTTTACGCAACTCAGGCTTCGTGTAGTTACCTGCGGCGTTTACAGTAGATTTTGGTTTAGCTACCATTTAACTTTATCCGCCCAGTAAGCCGCAGACATTTTGCCTTTGGCGATGTTCTTTGCATGACGAGCTTCAAAACTTTTCTTACGGGCTTTTTCGCTGTCAGTTGTAGGATTCGCTCCTGCACCTTTTACGCCTTGCTGCCCAAACCGAATTGTCTTGACCTCAGTACCAGACTTTGCCACAACTACATGACTTTTGGTAGGGTGATTCGGAGTTTTCTTGGGTTGGTTAAAACCCGATACTCCAGCACGCTCTAGTCTTGAGTCTTTGGTAGCCATTACACAGCCTCAATGAACACCGTAGTTTTTGCTGATGTAGGAAGTGTCACGTGAATATCGGTGGTGAATAAGATGCCGTCGTCAGGAATTGACATCACAATAGGCTGCGTACCAGTGCCGATATTGAACTGCAATCTTACAGTGCCAGAAGAACCACCATCACGAAAAATAACATCACCAGCAGTACCACCACTTATTGTGTGATACCCACGTAGTTGACGCCGCCCAGTAGCCACAGTGCCTGTAGCTTCTACATGTACAGCCGTTACATTTGACATATTGTTCTCCTAAAAGGAAGGGGCCGAAGCCCCTATCCTAATGCCGTTTAGTTGATGTCTGTAAACATTGCGAAGACACGCACAACAGCAGCGGCTGGTACAGCAGTACCAAGCGTGATGTCGATAGTATCAGCAGCAGCGTAAACCTTGCCACCACTCAAGGTAGGAGCAAACGCACCAGACGACAACACAGGAACACCGCCAGAAGTACCGGTAGCGTTTGCTGAGGTTGCAGCCAAATAACCAGCAGCGGCAGAACCGTCACCGATAGAGATGGTGCTAGTCACGCCAGCCGCAGTGGTAACCACCATACCCACGTTAGACACAATAGTGCCAGCGGGGATAGGGATAATTTCCATTACGTCAGAAGCAGCCAGTGCAGTTGCACCAGCAGCAGTACGTGCTGCAATGATTGCAGGAAAGTCAAGAGTCATCTCCACCAGATGCACTTTGTTAAGAGCATTTGCGGGAAGGGCGGCTGAGCCTCTATTAAAGCCCAAGGTGTCGGTATATGTAGCCATTTTAAATCTCCAAAAAAGTTAAACGAGGGGGCCGAAGCCCCCTAATTGATTAGGCCAGAGTCACAATGCCGTGAGTCAAAGCTTCAGGCTTGACAACTTTGTAGCCATACACTTGCAAGCCACGGACGATATTACCGAAGGTGGACTCAGAGCGGATGGTTTCCATGTTGGTCATTTGTGAGGCAAAGGTGAAGCCCATTCTGTGACCAGAGATCAAGCTGAACTTGCCGCTAGACACGCTCAGGTTGTGGCTCATGTAAATGGTGAAGCGGTCGATCATGCCGAGGCGACCGTTACGGATGACGGACTGTGCGTCACCAGTAATAGAAGCATCTTTCAGATCGGACTTCTTGATAAAGCCAGCCATCTTAGCAGGGATAACCAAGAATCGGTCGCTCTCAGGAGCGTTAGCTTCGTCCAACACAGTGCCCATGTCAATGATGTACTCCAAGACGTTGGTCTTAGTAATCGCAACAGGAGAACCGGTCGTGCCCAAGTTGATGTTGCCAGTAATACGACCGGCAGATGCACCTTTATTCAAAGCAGAAATGTCAGGCAGCATGTCGGTCAACACACGTTGGTCAATCTTGATCTTCATCTTTTCAGATGCGTCCTTAGTCCAAGTGTCCATCAAGTTGATGTCCGATTGAACTTTGTCCACGTCGTCTTCGATGCAGGAGAAGTACTCGCCTTTGTCGATCAACAACTGCAACTTAGCTTTGTCTGGATTCTCAACTTGGAGAGTCTGACCTTTTACATAAGTGCGGATGGTGACTTCAGGAGAAGTGCGGATATTGACGGTATCGCCATATGCGCGGATTTCGCCTTCATAGTCAGTGTTAGAGATTGCTGCGAGCACGGTGGCGTCGTAGAAATTCTCAATGAGTTTGCCAGACCAGATTTCTGGAATGAAGTTGCCCGAGTACTGTGGGCGGCCAGCGGCGTTAGGATATGCCATGATGAAACTCCTTGTCTAATTAAGCAACAATACGACCTTCTCGCTGTGCAGCGAAAATGTCGCGTTCGATTCGATCACGCTCAGCTTCACGCCCTTTGTACTTCTGCGAACGGACATCGTTGAAAAAGGTTTTGATGTCATCAGCAGAGTATGTCTTGGCGCTGGAATTGTTTGACGGGTTCGAGCCGCGTGAGCGACCCGGTGCAACCTGTTTTTCCAATTCCGAACCTTGCGTATTTCGGTTAGAGCGAGCACCAGTAGGCTGTCCATTGATCTCACCCCATGCTTGGAAGAAACTAATAACACGACGAGTATCAAGATTACGCTGTGCGTCTTCAAGATACGTCTGCCGAGTAATCCCAGTAAGCGGATCAACCTCCAACAACCAAGACTGAAAAGCTTGAGTGTCGTTGACTGCACGCCAATTAGGGACATTATCAGTTATATCTGCCCAGAATTTCTGCTCTGCGGTAACAGCTTGTCGGTGCGCCACTGCTTGTACCTGAGGTACAACGCTGGTGTGCATTTGACGAAGCATACCTTCCAACTGTGCAATCTTCTGCGCCACGGGCATTAACTCCTCGCGGCTTACTTTTCTCATAACATCCAGTGACTCACCATACTCCTGCACATCTTGGTCGGTGACCAAGGGGTCGTGCTGGACTTGGCGTGCTTGGGGTTGCTGTTGTGAGGAAAGCGAAGAAAGTAGTTGTTCAAGCTGCTGAACGCGCCCTTGCATTTCACGGTTATGTGCGTGCAAACGTGGGACTTCTGCGTTGTACATACCTTGAAGGGTTCTGTACTTCTGGACAACATCTTCTGAACTTTGGGTTCCTGCTGACGGTTGCTCTGTGTTTTCAGCAGGGTGAGCAGCATCGTTTACGCCAGAATTCTCGTCGGCAGAAGGGTCATTGTCATAAGTGGACTCGTTGGACGGAGTGTTTCCATTGGCGTCATTTTGTGAGCCTTGGTTTTCCTCGTCGTTAAGTTGCTTATACAACTCCTGTACAGCCTCGGTCTGTTTGCGAATTTGCTCTGGAAGTGCCATTTTTACGCTCCTATTGGTATGCGTTAACTAGACGGCGAGTCATTTTGACTTTGCCGCTACAAAATCAGGGGCATCTTTGACGAGGTTGTATACCTCGCCCAATACCTGACAGCGCCCCTGTGGGACTGCCGGGTTGTTTACTGCGAGTGGCAACTTGGATAGCTCGTGCTCATACCACATCTTAAGCCAGTCCCGAACTTCGGGGTACTGGCGCGAGACGTTCGCAAGCGCTTGCATGGCCTTGTCGTCAGGACGGATCATGCCGCCCTCCCACTTACACGGTTACTGACTATGTTTCCATCCATACCACCTTTGGGAGAACCGTCCGGTTGAGTAGGTGTAGGCTCTTGTTGCGATTGCTGTGCAGCAATCTGAGCCTGCGCCCTACCAAGGAACGCAGTTTTCTCCCGAGATGGAACGATGTCATCCACAGGCATTTGTAGACCTTTTGCGATCTCACGAAGAATCGCTGCTCTACCATCCTTACCGACAATCTCCATGTCGATCTGATTGGCAGTTGCATTAAGGAATTCGATACGGCGCACGTTAACGGTCTCTTTGACCGCCAAGTTAACTGCGCCTCTAGCCATGACTTGTGCGTCGCCCTTGATGGACTCGTCCTCGTCGTAGCGCATGTTGTACACAAACTGGCGTTGCACGATGGGCTTAATCACATCGCTGTCAATGTGCATCACGACTTGGCGAATACCCTTACCGGATGCGCCCATCAGCATAGACAAGCCAGAAGAAGTACGGCCAGCGCCTTGTACATTCAAGTCACCATACATGTACGCTGGAATACCGGAGTGCTCATCAGCCAACTTGCTGAATCTCTCGTACACAGCCATGAGTGTGTTTGCATTGTCTTCAGGTTGCGTAAACCGTACGGCAGGGGCACTTGAACCAATAGGATCGTTGAGCGTCTGCCAGATTTTCCAAGGGTGAATCTGTGTGATGTCCTCGTTGGGCGGCAACCGTTCAAGGTTAACTTCGACCTGTGGGCCAGAAGCAATACCCATGTTGTTGACCAAGGCCCGTGCTGAAGCATTACAGACGTTCTGCACGTCCTCAATGACTTCGGGAATAGCCTTACCCCAGAATGAGCCGGGGCACTTGATAAACGAGGTTTTAGCGTATGGCTTCTCACCAAGGGGGTCGTAATTCAATACAGCCTTGATGGTGTAGTTGCCTACTTGCCAGATGTTGGTGTCATACTCACGAGCAGAATCAGGAACATCCTCCTCAGTAAGCCCCCACTCGATCAACATCTTTCCAGATACTTTGCCCCAGAACTCCAAGGCATCGAACATCTCAGTTGGGCGCATGTGCGAATAGAACTTACGCTCTTGCTCCTGCTTGAGAAGCTCCACATCCATGTTGATCCAAGACTGACCATTGCCAATATCAAGGACTTTGCGAATAGCATCATCGTCGTAGCCGGGGACACCTACCAAGTCGGCAAGTTCCATTCGGCTCAAGCGGTGATGCTCAAACAGGTAGCCATCTTTAATGTTGGTAATGCCCGGCTCAGGATAGATACGGAACGGATCAACTCGTTCATGTTCTGGCGCAATTCGCTCAATAGGTTTGGCGATAGTCTTGCCTGTAACAGGATCAGCTTCCCATCCGAGCGCACGTTGCCTACGGACAACCGGCCCTTTGATAAATGCTGAAGGGTATGTCACCAAGTCGGTAACAAAATCATTGAAGGCCTCAGCCCAGCCGCCTTGAGCAAACTGGTCGCTGATCTTGATCTTCATCTTGTCGGCACGGTTCTGTGCTTCTTGCAAAATATTAAAGCGATAGTCTTGTGCGACCATCTCTTTGATCTCGCTCATTGCAGCAGGGTTAGGCGCTTGCCCAGTTTCCTCGACAAGTTTTAAAACCTTGTACGCAAAAATTTCTTGGATAGCCTTCGACTGCTGCGGAGACATATCAGGGATTGGAGTCGCCTGAATATCCCAAGGAGGTGTACCGCTATCAAGCAAAATGTCTCGCAGCCAAGACTCGGCTGCACGACACTTCACTTCAGTAATCATCATGTATATGTCAGAGCCGCCCTGTGCTTTGATGTCACGAGCTTTATCGTCTTCGTACTCACCATTGCGCTGGCGTAGCGCCTTAAGCATCTTCTGCTCAATGGGTTTCTTCGCTTGTTGTGCAGCGTCCCAGCACTCACGCAGATAAGCCGTAAGCCCAAGGATCAACGGCTGACTCTGGCGTTCCGCCAAAGCTTTATCCGACGCCTCTTTGTCCTGTTGACGAGAGAGATCAGAGTTACTTACAACGCGAAGAAATGACAGACCCGCCATTCTGTTACCTCTTATCTTTCTGCTGTTTCTTCAAGTATTCATCCATTGTTTGCTGGATAATTACTTTGCCTTGCGTAAGCTTTTGCGCAAGTTTGTTCCGCATTTCTTCTGCTCCATATACACTCTTAGAGTCTTTGATGGCCGCGACAGCATTTGCTTGTTGGGACGGAGCAGCAGCGCGTCGGCCCTGTTCAGTCTTCAGTTGTTGCAGCCCCTCTGTTTCACGTGAAACAGTTTGGACAGGTGCAGCACCAGCGGTTACTTTGCCGCCTTCACCAATCGTTGGTATAGCGTTACCACTGCGGATCGCAGCGTTTGATAGGCGGCGTTCATACGCAGCTTGGCGTTCATTAGCAAGTTTTTGAGCATCACTTTTGTACTCCTCACCATAAAATTTAACATCCGCAGGTTTTGCAATGTCAGGCATTGCTTCCATCTTCGGGGCTTGCCCACGAAACACAGTAGGCGCTTTTGCAGCTTCTTCCAGTGTAGTGTCGTAGGGATCGTACTCGAGACCAGTTTTAGGTTTTGGTGCTGGTGCAGGTGCAGGTGCAGCAGGCGTAGGTATATTAGGTGATGGCTGTGTAGCCGTTGGGTTCGGTGCTGGCGCTGTTTCCCTCATTGGCTGGTTAACTACTGGGCCAGCATATCCAATTGGGGGCATACCGTTCACTGCAACATTCCAAGGGGCAGAACCCGGCGTGGGCATTATCACCACGTGTTTAGAGATGGTGGGCGAATATCTTTGCGATGTCATCCCCGTCGAAGCCATTTTGGGATTCGTCGAGATGATCGTGAAACTTTTACCAACTTGTTTAGCCAAGGCCGCCTCCTAAGTTGCTCTTATCGCTAGTGTATACCAATACACAAATCTGTTGTCAACAAAAAAATCCCCCGGAACTTTCGCCCACGGGGGTAACTCCAACTGAACGGAGGGTGACAACTGCGGGAGCAGTGAAGAAATCATATCATGTCCATCCGGCTGAAGCAACTTGTTTGACTTCTCTACGTCTAGGTAAAGATGTACCTTCTCCAACACTGGTGATATGCAGCATCAGATACTGTAGCGCTTCAGCTACGTGCGAATGTTTGTTCTTGTCAATATCGCCATCGCCCTTGGGCTTGTAGCGATACCCGCCCATCATGGCGGCTTTAAGCTGCGTGCACCCCGGGTCTACGAGAAACGCTGGGTCGCCGTCCACCTGACGCATAAGGAAGTCATCGACCGCATTGATCCGTGCTGAGATGTTGTTGGTCTTAGCAGGGATAACCCTTAGTCCTTCTGCTTTGATGATGTCCACCGCCGAGCGTTCATCGGTTTGCGCCCGTTGTATGCCCGCTGGGTCGGTAACGACCATAATGGGCGCACCACCGAACCGTTCGTAGATCAGTGGTTTGAGCATGGTACGCACGAAACGCTGGATGCCCATGTCAAACGATACACACTCAGCAAGTATCAGGGCACGACCCCGAGGGTCTTGCTGCCCTAGGATGGCTGCTGGGGTAAGCCCTAAGTCCATCCCTACAACAATGGGGCGAACTCCATTACTGATGGGGCGGAGCTTTTGCTTAGCCATGTGGTAGTCCGGCCTGAAGTATTTGTACACCGGCATACCCGCCGATGACAGCCCATACTCCCCGTCGATGTATACACGGATGTATTCTTCGCTGCGGCCCTGAGTATCGTAGTAGCCTTCCGGCAAGTTCTCGATATTCTCCGCATACACGCTACGTCCAGAGGGCTGTTTAAAAACATCCCACCCGTTGTTGTTAGGAGATACGCCGTCCTTAACGTCCAGCCCCTCCATCTGGTAGTACCACCACGTATCCATAGTCGGTGGGTTGGTGTCACCCCACATCCCATGCCACGTCGGGCCTCCGTCTTTGGCCGAGGGAAATCGTCCGATACGTTTGGACATCGCGTCCATGATGTCGGGGTGAATGTCTCGGCACTCATTGAACCAAGCGAAGGACAACTCCAACGAGTTCAAGTTGGCAACGTCGTCTGCATCGTCCAGTGCTCGGAACATAATCTCGCACTCGATGTCGCCCACCTTAAAGAAGTAAGTCTTGGTGGTACGCATGTAGTCACCGCACACTCCCGGTGGAAACCAATCGAGGAACGTCTTGATCGTCGTGTCCTGCAACTGGCGTGCAGTCTCACGCACAATCGCCGCCCGTGTTTTGCGTATGCCTTGGGCGTTGGGTTCTTGCATCGACGCTCGCCGCACAATCTCAAACGAACAAGTTACGGACTTGCCGGAGCCGACCGGCCCCATCAACACCCGCATCTTGCGGTCTGACTCCATGAACTTCTCGCCGGTTGGCGGCGGTGTGTAGTCAATATCAAGTGCCATTACGGACGATCTGGGAAAATGCCTTCAACGCAAATGATCTTGCTGGGCTGCCCAATTTCCCAGCCGTGCACTTTCGTGCCATGCTCGTTCGTCGGACGCCAATCAGGTAGTTTGAAATTGTTGACACCATCGCCGCCGTAAGTCGTGCCAATGATGGCGAACAACGGGGTGAAGTCTCGGATGTTTATAGTCTGTCCGTCACACGACGCCCAATGTCTTGGTGCAAACTGTCCCGCGAACTCGCGTACTTCTCCGATGTAACCTTCCATATCAAACTCCTTGGTTAAGTGGTTGAACAATCATAACGATGAACTCACGCCCATGTTTCTTACTGCGGCTGATCTTGGTCTGGAACGAAACGCTGGCGCGACCAAGTGCGTTCTCAAGCATGATGGCTTCGGAGGCGCTTCGTAGTTTCACGGCTTTAAAGCCGTCATAGGTTTGGGTAAATAGGTCTTCAATGTTCGATGGGAGTTGCATCCATTACCTCAGATTGATCGTCAATAATTTGTACCGCGTGCTGTTGGCCGCCCAAGTTTATATTGATGCGAACCCCGCCGCCATTGCCTTCGTTGGTAACTTCACCCTTTGGCTCCAAGCCTGCCCACTTAACCGTGGACTTAATCAGGTCGGCCTTGACTGCGGGTGAAACTGCTGAGTCGTGGATCAACATCCAAGATGTGGTGAGGAGTTCTTCAGCTTGCGCACGCGCCTTGAGCTTGAACGTCATCCCTTTACTGCGGATTTCCTCACGGTAGGCTTCCACCTTCTTGAGGAAGATGGGATCAGCATTGAACGACAGAACATCGGTAGACGAAATCTGATGCCGCCCTATAACTTCTTGCAGCGTCTCTCCGCTACCTTCCAAAGTTAGAGCAATATCGAACGCCAGCCTGTCTGACCATTTGGTGTGGTGAAGTGGTAGGTTGTCCATGAGCGCAGATTATGGCAGATAGACGGATGTGTCAAGGGGTAGCCGAAAAAATTAGCTAACTTTACACGATCCTTTTTTTGGGTCTTGCTTTATGAGGTTTACTACAACTGGGGCGGGGCGTCCGCTCGCGTGTCCATGTGCCCCCCTCCCGCTTTGACAAGCGCCGAGCCAAACAAATAACCCTTTGAACATTGTGGTCATTATTCCCTAGTGAAAACGGCATACTTGACGTTTTTGTCTAGTTGTGAGAGTCTGAATTTGTCGGCGGTGATCGCACCGCTGATAGGGTAGGCGAATTGACCTACCGCCTGCTCTTTAACAATAGGTCACACTGGAGGATTCTATGTCAAATAGAACTTTTGAAGGGAAGGTTTCCGTTGTTCTTAACTCTAAGGGTGAGATCGCTCTCAAGCGTGACCCCGAAGGCGCATGGGACAGCACTCAGGCAACGGCTCTGCATCAAAAGATGTTGGAGTTGGGCAAAAAGAACAAAGCAAGTATTAACAAGTACTCGCTGTTCTTAACTGAAGGCGGAACGGAAGCGGTCTTGTTGGCAAATCGTTACGGCAACCCGTACATCGCGGTGTTACCAAAGCGAGACGGCAACCAGCCCAACCGTCCTAAAGTGACCAAGTTGGCTTAAGAGCCTTTACCCCGGGCAGTGACAGTGCCCGGGTTCTTTTTTAACCATACTGGAGTGAAAACTATGAAGGTAACCATCCTGCCCTACAAAGGCACACGCAAAACCCGCAAACAAGAACCTAATCGGTTTCAAGTTCGCTGGCAAGCTGGAGACAGTATCTTTTTTCAATGCTTCAAGCGAGACGCCGCCGCTGTAAGGTTCCAACAAGAACTGATCGACGATGGCATACCGCCTGAGATGGTGAAGTTGAAGATGATCTAACCCCGAGAGCCACGAAAGTGGCTCTCTTTCTGGAGAAAATGATGGAAAAATTCTGTGAGAAGCACCCAATACTGGCCGCCGCACTGATCGCACCAATACTTTACGTGTTGTTATGGCTTGCAATGGCACTGTTCTAACCACTGGCCCGCGAAAGCGGGTCTTTTTTTGTCTTAAAAAACCTTACACACACCACACAGCACGACCAAGGGGGATCATTCCTCTTATATAGCTTATATAAACCATACGTCGGGGGGTCGCGGCTCGCTTTAAAGCCTGATTTACACGCAATGTGAACACTTTCCCTGTAATTTCGTGGCTATAACCTGTTGAAACTTTACAATAATCTGTGAATTTCCAACAATCTGTAAATAACTTGACGCAATTTACCCCTTTTTAGATGGTATAACATTACACTTTACAATTAAAAAAGCCAATGGAATCAACCACTTACAAATAATATCCATAGAGAGACAATCTATATAATCTGTATAATCTACACTTTTTATATACCCTTTCCTCAGCAAGATGCTCTCTACAAATTTTTATTTTTGCGGTGTGCAACTTCATTTCTAAAACCACAGATTATTTAGATTGTTTAACTTGACACACCCCACAACACCAGTATTCATGCGGGTTTCAACCCTTTTCAAACAATCTGTAACACCCTAACTTGACACAGATTGTTCACCTGTGTTAGCAACATCTTTTAGATTGTTTACAGCCTTAAACAATACTTTACACACCTATTCTCTTGGAGAACGAGGCCGCACTTGACGTTTTTTCGGGTCGGCGGTAGTCTGCCCTCAGCGGTCGGCGTTTTGCTTACCGCACTTTCAGTAACCTACTTTACAAGGAGCCAATCATGGCAATGATTTTTAAGGGTAATGTTTCCATCTTCTCCAACACCAAAGGTGAAGTCGTTGTAAAACCTGATGCAGAGGGTCGCTTCAATGCTGACAATGCACAAGAACTTTACACAACTATCTTGGAAGTTGCGAAGAAGAACAAGTTGACACCTAGGGTTTTCAAGCCTGAGGTAACTGGTGATACACCGATACTTATGTGTGATCGTTTTGGTAAGCCTTACGTTGCTCTGTTACCTGAGCGTAAAGCACCTAGCAAGGTGACTATTACTAAGTTGGCTTAAGAGGAGTACGTATGAAACATCTTCATGTAACTCCTGCTTATGGTCGTGACTACAAGAACAAGGCTGAAGCAGTAGATGCTTGGCGTAGTGGCAAAGACTTTGTAGTACAGGGATTGTCAGGTTATGCTGGCAGTTATGTTGGCAAGGGGGAGTCATCAACGCTGAAGCAAGACGGCTACAGCGGAGTGATGATTCGGTTCGGTGACATGCGTAAACTCGTCATTGTCAACTTATGAAACAAGGGGTGTGAGTCCAACTCACACCCTATTCTTGTGGAGGTATCTTTATGATTGTTAGAGTAGATTCATGGCTTCATCGCCTTATCTTTCGTTTACCTGTGTTCCTTCCTCACTCTGTAGAGTATTGCAGGGTAGGGGATGACTACATAAGTTACCGCCGCATCAACTGGCGTAAACCTCGGGGGATACAGTATGAGTGAGGACTATCACTTACCTATCTGTGTCTCCTGCTATGCCGTAAGGGTAGAGCCTCAACGGAGGGCTATGGCAAGACCCACTTGCATGGCTTGTGGGGAGAAGATTGCCAAGCAACGTAAGTTTACAGTAGCACCTATGCACAAGTCCAACTACATGTTGCTGACTGACATGGATGATCTCAAGGGTATCAACAACAAAGGGGGGTCACACCGATGAGCCTAGCACAAGGGCATATTGCCAACTTCAAGACGCTGAGTAAAGCGTTCGATAACGATGACGTTGCACTCATGGAGTGTACCGATGTCAATACAGGAGAAGCCGTTGCAGTCATCTGCATGGTCAATCGTGTGGAGGGGGACATTGCCTTTGTTCCCATTGCTCGTATGTTCAACGGCAATCCATACGAAGAACTTGTCCCACCAACTGATGAGGTAGATAGTAATGTTCAGAAACAAACTCAAGTTTAAGCCACTCAAGCCAATGGGTGTGTCCATCAATGATTCGTTATTCAAACGAGTCTTACGTGGGATAGGTGCAGTCCTACTCATGTTCCTGTTCTCAGCGTTCACAACGCTACTCGTAGTTGAGTGGCTTGTTGGATGCGGTGAAACGTATGTTGACGCTAAAGGGGTACGTCATCCATACGAGTGTTTGTTTATCCCTCTCAATCGTAACTAAGGAGTTGCTATGAAACGTCTATTTGTGCTGAAACACAGAAAGAGCGGAGCCATTGTCAAGGATGACAACGGTAATCCAATGTACTTTGCATCAAAGCCTGATGCCAAGAAAACCCGAACCGAGGGACAACAAGTCTCCTACGGCCCTGACCATAGACTTTACAGAGGAGTCCACTAATGCGAGCCACCCTACTTAAGGAGACAATCAAGTCTCTATTCCCCATCCAACGCACTATCTGTATCGAGGGTAGTCCCGGCGGTGGTAAGACAACCATCGTGCAACAAGTTGCTGAGGAACTCGGTGTTCCTTGCATCGAACGTCACATGCCAACCATGCTTGTGGAGGACTTCGGTATCCTGTTCCCCAACGGAGAGGACAAGCTGAACTACAAGTTGCCTGACTGGTTTCCTGTCAAGGGCAAAGCACCTGAGCGTGGCATCCTGTTGTTCGATGATCGCAACCAAGCAAGCAGTGATCTACAGAAAGTCTTAGCCAACATCTGTCAAGCACGTACTCTCCACGGCACACCGATGCCTGATGGATGGCAGGTAATCTCCACTGGTAACCGCCAGTCTGACAGGGCAGGTGCTAACCGAGTGCTTGGTCACTTGCGTAATCGTGAGACAGTCTACGATCTCGATACACACCTTGATGACTGGACTGCATGGGCACTACAGAACAACGTCAAGCCTGAGTTGATTTCGTTCATTCGCTTTCGTCCCAACTTGTTGCATGACTATGACCCACAGCGTGACCAGAACGCTACACCTCGCTCTTGGGTAGAGGGTGTATCTGATGTGCTTGGTACTGTGCCTGCTGAAGCAGAGTACGAGTCGTTCAAAGGTGCAGTCGGTGAGGGTTGTGCCGCTGAGTTCGTAGGCTTTATCAAAATCTTCCGTAAGCTACCGAACCCTGACAACATTCTTCTCAACCCAACAACTGCGGCAGTACCAACTGACCCTGCTACGTTGTATGCACTCAGCGGTGCTATTGCTGAACGTGCTACTGAGAACAACTTTGAACGTGTTTGTACCTATGCCGAACGTATGCCACCTGAGTTCAGTGTGCTAACGATCAGCTATGCGGCACGTAAGAAGCCTGAGTTAGCCAACACTCAAGCGTTTACCAAGTGGTCGATACAACACCAAGAAGTATTGTTCTGATGTTTGGGATGCAGACTACTCCCTTCGTAACACTACCGCTCAGGCATCCCATCAAAATGCAGATGGCTTTGTCTTGCAACCTGTGTTACTCGGATGGTTTGCATCCCTCCCTTTTTACCAACCAACTAGGAGTGACAGTATGAATCTAAATGATAGAGCGTTGCTAGTGCAACTATCCATATCACAGTGGACTGCTCGTAAGTTCGACAAGCGGGTAACACGTGACGTAGCCTCATCTCATGGGACAACCATAGATGTGGGTCGGTACAACAAGGTCTTGCTTCCAATGAACGATCTACTTGATCGTGTACACAAGAAGTCAACACACATCCGTACCAAGTTCTATGACAACACGTTGCCGTGGGGTTTAGATGGCACGATGATGCTACCCACATCCAACTACCTCAACTTTATGACTGAGTTCCGCAAGGAAAAGAACGAGTGGTATAGCCTTGTGTCTGACTTCCGTAATGAGTATCCCCAACTGGTACTAGATGCCAAGCGTTTACTTATCGGTCTGTACGATGCCAATGACTACCCAAGTCCTGATGACATAGGCAACAAGTTCAATCTTGACGTAGCGATATTCCCTGTACCAAGCAGTGACTTCCGTGTGTCGATAGCTTCAGAGGAACTGTCCCGCATCCAACAAGACGTTGAGCGTAGAGTTGCTGATGCACAGAGCAAGGCAATGATCGAGGTGTGGCAACGCATCTACGATAAGGTCAAGCACATGGCTGAGAAACTAGCTGACCCCAAGTCTATCTTCCGAGATAGCATGGTTGAGAACATCCGTGAACAGTGTGACTTACTGTCTCGCTTGAACTTCATGGATGACCCCAACCTAGAAACACTTCGACAAGAAGTTGAAACCACGTTGCTCAAGCATCCTGATGCTCTACGTAACGACCCCGATCTTCGCCGTGATACAGCGGCAGAAGCCAAAGCAATCATGGACAAGATGTCCGTTTTCATGGGAGGTAAATGATGACTAGCGTAATGCCTAAAGAGGAGGTGAAACCAATCACCCCACAAGAAGAAGCCAAGATGAGGATACGTCTTGCGAAAGCAAAGACTGCACTCATACTTGAGCATCCGTTCATTGGTACTGTGGCACTCAACATGCCGTTCGTATTGAGCCGTGACATACCGACTGCCTCAACGAATGGCAAGCGTGTGCAGTTTAACCCTGACTTCTGTAGCGAGTTGACAGATGAGGAGTTGAAGTTCCTTGTAGCACATGAGTGTTTACATCCGATGCTTGAGCACAACTACCGCAGACAAGAGAGACAACACCGCCGTTGGAACAAAGCGGCTGACTACGTAATCAACAAGTTGCTAGTCGATGACAACATTGGCAAGATGCCTGAGCGTGGCTTACTCAGCGATGCTATCTACCAAGCAGGCAACGGAACATCCGATGGTATCTACAACATCCTTGAAGATGATGAGGGTGGTGGAGGTGGTGGGTACGGCGGAGATGGCGACCCTCTCGACAACTGTGAAGATGCTGAGGGTTCACAAGCCGAGCAAGCACAAGAGCAAGCCGAGTGGAAAGTCAAGGTAGCACAAGCGGCACAAGCCGCAAAGATGATGGGCAAGTTGAGTGCAGGTATGGAACGACTGGTTGACGAGGTACTCAGACCTAAGGTTGACTGGCGTGATGTGATGCAACGCTTCCTTGTCAAGTGTAAGAACGATAACCGCTCATGGGCTAGACCTAACCGCCGCTTTATAGCGCAGGGTATGTACCTACCAAGCACCAGTGGTGAGGTGATGGGTGAGGTGTTGTTTGCAGTGGACTGCTCAGGTTCAATCACTCAAGACATTATCAATCAGTTCTCTGCTGAGATTCGTACAGTCAAGGAGGACATGTTCCCAACACGTATCCATGTGGTGTACTTTGATAGCGAGGTGAGCCACTACGAATCGTATGGTGTAGATGATGAGTTAGACATCAAGCCACACGGCGGTGGAGGTACTGCGTTTAGCCCTGTGTTTGAGTACATCGAGGAACACGGCATCGAACCTATCGCAGTAGTGTTCCTGACTGACCTGTGTTGTGATGACTTCGGCAACGAACCCAACTGCCCTGTACTGTGGGTATCTACCGATGAGGGCACTGCACCTTTCGGAGAAGTGGTGCTGATGTGATTACATACGGCGAGTTGTTTGCCGTGTGTTTGTTCGTAGGTATGGGTGTTTACATCTCGTACCTACGCTCTGAGATACGGAGTCATATTCGTGCAGGGGTTTTACTCTCTGCTTTGGTACATGATGTTGCCGATGGCAACGTAGAAATAGAAAGGCATGAAGATGGTATTAGAGTCCGAGTTAAAAATGAGAATCGTTCGGAGTCTGCAAACCTTAGCAGACACTATCAGGGAACTGTACCCTGACCAAGAGTTTGTCGTTATGTACGACATTGAAAACAAGTTGGCGGAAGCCAACGAGATGGTGTATCAACTAACAAAAGGAGAGTGACATGGCTACAGTCAGATTTAGTAAAGACTTACAAGATGCAATCGTAAAGAACGCAGAGAATATGTTTAACAAGCAGATAAATGCGACAAGGGACAACATCAACACAACGTGGGGTGATCGTATCTACGAAATCATCCATCGTAAATACATCCCTGCTATGAACGCACTACCAGTGTGCTTCTTCACCGAAACTTCTAGCATGAAGGTAGCACGAATCAATGGTACAGATGTTGGTGGGTTGGAGTGCAAGATGACTAACTCACGCCCTGTACCCCACACCCTACCCAAAGATGTACCTGCTAAAAACAAGGACTACTACGGCTACGAGTTAGTTGGTAACGAGTGGGAGGAGATAGCCCAAGAGATTGAGGACTACCGCAACGATATCAAAGCAATAGCGCAGAAGAAAACAGACTTTGTTAGCGCCGTCAAGGAAGTTATCAAGGCACATGCAACGCTATCTCCTGCGTTGAAGATGTGGCCTCCACTGTGGGACTTGATACCTGAGGACTACAAGGATAGACACCGCCAAGTAGTAGAGCGTGAGAAGAAAGAGGTCGTAGTCAATGTTGACCTTGGTACTCTGACTGCTACTGTAGTAGCCCACAAACTCACACGCTGATATGCAGTCACGTATATCAACAAAGCTAATGGTACGCCTTGCTATGGAAGCGGGTGCAGACTATTCCAAGGGACGTGAGGGGGGTATGTATACCAACCTCAGTCTGTACAAGTACACCAAGGCATACCATGAGTATCAAGTAAAGCGTATGAAGAAAATCATACGCCAATCAATTCGAGAAGCCCTCGAAGAAGCCCTTAAACATCACAACGTGGAGGTAATCCGATGACCTACTATCATCAAGCCGCAATACAAACATACGATCAGGCTAAGCGCCTGTATGGTACATGCCGTTTCCCTGACAAGGGTAAGCCAGTCAAAGGATGGTGTCGCCTACATAAAGTAGACGAGAACTTTGAACTGCGCATGGACAACAAGACTATCTGTGTCTTTGCACCTGACAACACGTTGACGTTTACCATGACGAGTGCTCAAGCAAAGAACTATTCCATCACACTAAGCCAAGCACTAGCCCGAGCGATACCTATCGGGTGGGAGAGGGTAGCTACTGGTCGCCATCGTGTGATACACACTAAGAGAATAAGCTTTTATGGTGGTTCTCACCGATGGGAACAATGGCGAGAGGCTATGAAAGCTGAAGGTATCGAAGTATTCAACGGCATCAAATTCAATCTTGATACTGGTGAGTGCATGAACGCCAAGCCAACTACTGACGTACAAGTTGTTCCTGCTAAACGTACCGAATGGTTACGAGCATTGCGTGTGTTCAAGCGGGGACTGAAGTTACGTGCCAAGCTAGGTGTACTCGATACCATCTGCCAAGATGTTATAGCAGAACGCACACTTAGTAAGACTAGATACGACTGGGTTCAACCCGACTGGTCTAACGAAAAATGGATTGACTTGTTGTTCGATTCAATTAAAAATAATCAACACCCAACAGAGTTGTTACATGGTTTCGCTCAGAGCGTACAAGGCAGAGCGTACTACCACATCACTATCAGTAAAGAGACAACGCTACAAGCGGCTGATAACGTGTGTGCTGAACTAAGCGTACAACTACGCCGTAAATTCGGTGTGTTCGGTGATGACGAAGATGAGTATGGTGCGATATACAAATCCATAGAACAAGAGAAAGCAAAAAGTGAAGTGTCCTGAGTGCAACACATGGGTGTTTGTTAAAGAAACCCGATCTCGCCCTGCTAATACGGTGTATCGTAGGTATGAGTGCGCCAACGAGCATCGCTTTACCACATTAGAAACAGTAACACGTGTCATTAAACCCAAGGAGAAAGAAGATGAAGAAAACTAAATCAGCAAAAGTATCAGAGTATTTTTTGAAGCATCCCAATGCAGTACCGAAAGATGTTGGTGCTAAGTTTGGTATGCACATGCCGCAGGTGTACGGCATACGTAAGCGTGTGCTCAGTGGTTCTATGCTAGGTGAGGTAGTCAATCCACAGATCACCGACGCGGTAACGCAGACTGCCGACCTACAACAAGTTGGTGGTTCTCATTACAAAGACATGGCCGTGCAACCTTGGGTAGCAATGGAGTCATGGATGACACCCGAACAATTCGCAGGATTCTTGCGGGGTAACGCTATCAAATATCTTGCACGATGCGATGTCAAGGGTGGGCTGGACGACATTAAGAAAGCAGAGCACTACATCCACAAACTAATTGAGGTAAGTAAGGATGTGTAGCCTATCGTTCTATGGGGGCATACTTGTGGGCATAGGACTTCTACTAGCCCTAGCACTAATCGCATTTATGTTTGTGTTTATAAAAAATAATTGAGGGTGACATGGACATAGTAACCATTGACTTTGAAACTTACTACGACAAGGAGTATTCCCTGTCTAAGATGACCACGGAGGCGTACGTACGTGACCCTCGCTTTGAGGTCATCGGTGTAGGCGTGAAGGTAAACGACTACCCCACAGACTGGTATAGCGGAGACAACGTGGGGAAATTCCTCAACAGTCTTGACTACCGCAACAAGGCAATCCTCTGTCACCATACTGCGTTCGATGGGGCAATCCTATCGTGGCACTTTGGCATCAAGCCTAAGTTGTGGCTTGACACGCTGAGCATGGCAAGACCCCTGCACAATCTCACAGTAGGGGGAAGCCTTGCCGCACTCACTACCTACTATGGGCTAGGTAAGAAAGGTGATGAGGTTGTCCAAGCACTGGGCAAACGCAAGGCAGACTTCACACCCGAAGAACTTGCACGATACGGAGAGTACTGCAAGAACGATGTGGAGTTGACCCACGCTTTGTTCAACAAGATGAAGAAAGGTTTCCCTGTCAGCGAGTTGCTGGTCATCGACCAAACGCTACGCATGTACACCGAGCCGACCATCGAGTTGGATGTGCTTCTCTTGCGTGAACATCTTGAGGAAGTAATTGCCCGAAAGGATGGACTGATCGCAGACATGGGGCTGACTGGTGTCACCAAGGAAGTGTTGACCAAGACGCTAATGAGTAACGAGATATTCTCTAAGTATCTTATTAACCTTGGTGTCGAACCCCCGAGTAAGGTCAGCGCACGTACAGGCAAACAGGCGTGGGCATTTAGTAAGACGGACAAAGCGTTTACCGACTTACTGGAACATCCTGATGAGCGTGTGCAGAACGCAGTCGCCGCTCGCTTAGGTGTCAAATCAACCATCGAAGAAACCCGAACCGAAGCCCTACTGGGTGTCGCTCAGCGGGGATGCTTGCCCATCATGCTCAACTATTATGGTGCGCACACAGGGCGATTCAGTGGTGGCGATAAGCTGAACTTGCAGAACCTACCTGCACGTGGGAACAACAAGATCAGGCGGGCACTACGAGCACCCAAGGGACAAGTTCTTGTGGCTTGTGATTCATCACAGATTGAGGCCCGAATGGTTGCGTGGATTGCAGGGCAAGAGGAGTTAGTCCAAGCGTTTGCCGAAGGGCGGGATGTATATAGTGAGTTCGCATCCGATGTGTATGGGCGCAAGATTTCCAAGGGGGACAAGATAGAACGATTCGTAGGTAAGACCTGTATCCTTGGTCTTGGCTATGGCATGGGCGCAGAGAAGTTCAGACGCACCCTTGAGATCGGGCAAGGTGGTGTGAACGTAGTCATCGACCTTAACGAAGCTGATCGTATTGTGCGACTCTACCGACAGAAGAACCACAAGATTGTGGCACTATGGCAGAGGTGCGGACACGCACTGACTGGCATGACCCAAGGTGGTAGCGGCAACATACATCCTCTGGTTAGTTACGACAACACAGGCATCACACTCCCCAACAAGTTGCAGATTAAATACCCTGCACTACGGCAGACCAACAGCGGGTTTGAATACATCGCTGATGCACGTACCTACCGCAAGGCAGTCAAAGATCGTGTCATTACTGGGGCAACGGATGATATAAGTTGGACTCGCATCTATGGTGGCAAGGTCACAGAGAATTTGATTCAAGCACTCGCTCGTATTGTTGTGTCCGAACAGATGACTGCCATTGGTCAACACTACCATGTGGCTTTCCAAGTCCACGATGAGATCATCATCACTGCCCCTGAAGAACAGGCGCAACACGCAGAGAAACTTATTGTCGAGATCATGTCTACCCCTCCAAGCTGGGCAAGCACGTTGCCAGTTGCATGTGAGGCGGGTACTGCAAACAATTACGGAGAAACCTAATGACTATCGCTGAAATCAAACGTGCACCACGTAACGCTGAAGCCCTCTCACTGCTTGAGGCAATCATCAACAAAGTGCAGGAGAACGAGGACGCATCCAATCTCATGGTGCTTGTGAAGATTGGTGACAACTACCATCGCTACTCTACAAATCTGATTGACACCATGTCGCTAGTTGCCGCCCTAGAACTGGCAAAGTTCGATGTGTTGCAACGGATGTCAGAGTAGGCTATACTAAAACTTCCAATCAAACAGAGAACCCTGAGGACACCCCTCGGGGCTATGACCTATGCGCCTTAGCCACTCTTACTCGTCCATCAAACTGTACGAGAACTGCCCATTGCGTTACTTCCGACAACGTATTGTTAAGGATGTGATAGACGAAGGGGGTGAAGCCAGTAAGTATGGCGAACGAGTTCATGCTTTCCTTGAGACACGACTCAAAGAGAACACCCTCTTACCGCAAGAGGTAGCCCATTACGAATCCCTATGTTCCTCAGTCGAACGCATCGCCCAAGGTGGTGAACTGTGCATAGAGAAAGAGCTAGTCCTAACCGACAACCTTACACCAACAACTTGGTGGGAGCCTGACGCTTGGCTACGATCTAAACTTGACATCCTTGTAATCACTGGCGAGATTGCCGTAGTGATGGACTGGAAAACAGGCAAGAGAAACGCCGACCAATTCCAAATGCAACTGTTCGCCGCCCAAGTATTCAAGCACTATCCTGAGGTGACAAGGGTCAAGACTTCCCTAGTGTGGCTGAAGGATATGGCTATGGATACCGAGGTGTACTACCGCAGTGGTGTCAACACGATATGGGCTGAGGTTATGAAGCGTATCCAACGCATCAACGACTCACTGGAACACGACAACTGGCCTGCCAAACCAAGTGGCTTGTGCCGCTATTGCCCTGCCCGACATAATTGTGACTATGCTAGGGTTTAACCCTACTTGACATTCATGTAAAGAGGAGTAATATATGAGTTCACTGACCCCCGAAGGCAAGATAAAGCGTAAGGTTGTTGAGTTACTTAAGAAGCACGATGTGTGGTACTTCTTCCCCGCCAGTAATGGCTTTGGTAAGGCAGGTATCCCCGACATCATTGCGATTGCGAAGGGCAAGTTCATTGGCATTGAGGTCAAGGCTGACAAGACCAAGAAGCCAACGGTATTGCAGGTCAAGTGTGGTGAAGAAATACAACGAGCAGGTGGATGGTGGTTCTTAGTGTATGACGCTGACTCCCTCCACTCACTTGAGCAAGCATTAGAAGAAAAACTTTACAGGTGATGACATGGTAGTGGTGGAACAGGCAAGGACACTTGCTATGAAATTAAACAATCCGAACAGGGTTCTCGACAGTATTCCTACTGCCAAGCCCTACACGGTACGTGGTGTGCCACTTGTGGTAGCACCGCATAGACTGGATGAGGTCAGGGTTCTGCGTAACCTTGGCATCAAAGCACCATCGCCCATACTGCACTACTACAACTGGTGTGGTCAGTACAAACCCTATGAGCACCAACGGCAGACGGCGGCGTTCCTTACGCTTAACCACTGTGGGTTGGTACTCAACGAGATCGGTACTGGCAAGACACAATCTGCATTGTGGGCGGCTGACTATTTGATACAGACCAAGCAGATCAAGAAGGTGCTCATCATCTCTCCACTGTCTACGCTTGAACGTGTGTGGGCTGACGCTATCTTTACAGGGTTTGTGCACCGTAAATTTGTTGTGCTTCATGGAACATCTGAGAAGCGCCGCAAGCTACTGAACACTGAGGCTGACTTCTACATCATTAACCACGATGGATTCCCTATCATCTGTGAAGAAGCACATGGTAAGTTTGACTTGGTGATCGTTGACGAGGCGGCAGTGCTACGCAACCCATCAACACAACGCTTCAAGATATTCCGCAAATGGATGGCGAACAATCTGCCAACACGTTTGTGGCTGATGACTGGCACACCGACACCCAATGACCCGACAGACGCATGGGCACTTGCCAAGTTGGTTGGGTCACCGTTCTGCACCAAGACGTATACGGCGTTCAGAGAACAGGTGATGATGAAGATTGGTCAGTGGAAATTTGTGCCAAGACCTGAGAGCGTAGAGATTGTGAAGCACATCCTACAACCTGCGGTCAGGTACACACGTGATGAATGTTTTGAGTTGCCCGACACAATCATTCAGACTCGTCAAGTAGAACTCACTGCGGAACAGAAGAAGCATTACTCACAGATGCTTAAACATTTTGTGACGGAGATGAGCGCAGAGGGAACGATCACTGCGGTCAATGAGGCAGTCAAGATTCAGAAGTTAGTTCAGATCGCTTGCGGCGTAGCCTATGGTGATGATGGACAGAACATTGGTATTGATTGCAGTCCACGTATTAACTTAGTAAAGGAGGTGATAGAAGAAGCAGGAGAAAAAGTAATTTTATTTGTACCACTCACTGGCACATTGCACATGCTTGAGAAAGAACTCAGCAAGCACTGGTCGGTTGCAGTTGTGAACGGCGAGGTATCCTCAAGTAAGCGTAACCAAATCTTTCACGACTTCCAACATGCCAAGATACCGCATGTATTGATTGCTCATCCCGCAACAATGGCGCATGGACTTACTCTAACGAGTGCGTCAACGATCATATGGTATGGCCCGATCAATAGCAACGAGCAATATGTTCAAGCGAATGGGCGCATTGAGCGCATAGGTAAGAGGCAAATATCCAATGTCGTACACATAGAGGCAACAGACCTTGAACACAAAATGTACGAACGCTTGAAGAATAAACAAAAGCTTCAAGGATTGCTTCTTGATTTAATCCAACAACAGACAAGAAGGTGACACATGACTGTCAGAGTAGACGACGTAATTGCTACGTACATGAAACTACGTAACGAGAAGGACGCCATCGAAGCCGAGATAAAGAGCCGAGTATCAGACCTCAAAGCGAAGATGGAGAAGATAGAAGCGTGGCTTAAAGAGCAAGCAGATGCACAGGGCGTTACCTCATTCAAAGGTAAACATGGCACTGCGTTCTTAACCACTACAGACTACGCCAACGTAGCCGACTGGGATGCCGTACTGGAATTTGTTAAGACAAATGAAGCGTTCGACATGCTGGAGAAACGTGTAAGCAAGATTGCAGTACGTGGGTACATTGAACGTAACAAGGCAGTACCCGCAGGTGTGACCTATGGAACAAAGATAGACGTCACTGTTCGTAAACCAACAATGAAAGTTGAGGACTGAACCATGAAATTTATTAGAGAGTGGATTAAGCAAGCCGCATATGAAGGTACGCACCTAGCATTAACAGAACACGCTACTGCTACCAAAGTAAAACGCAAGCTAAACATTGAACCCCTCGGCAACGCCATTGACAACGAGTATGTAGAAGAACACCTTGCCGCTGAGAAAGCACGTGCAGTGGCAATGCAAGGCGGTTTCGCCAAATCCAAACGTGCGACCAATCGCATTTAACCCGCTCACTTAAGGAGAATATCTATGAGCAACATCATCCCCGCAAACATCCAAGTCCCCGCCCACCTCGCTGGTCGTATCGGTGTGCCATCCGTATTGGCACAATCCCTTATGGGCGGTATCAGTAGTGGTGAATCATTCCCACGTATCAGCATCAAGGGTAGCCGTTTCCGTATTGTCGAAGGCGGCAACGAGACTGTATTGGATAGCACCGCACTAGAAGTAGTGATCGTTGGTGCAAACCCTCGCCTGTCAAAGACTTGGTACGCCAAGGCATGGACAAAAGATTCTGAGCCAGTTGCACCTGACTGCTTCTCGCTTGATGGCATTGGCCCTGACCAGTCATCGACAGACCCACAGAATGATCTTTGTGCTTCTTGCCCACAGAACGCATGGGGTTCTAAGATTGCTGAGAACGGACAACAAATCAAGGCTTGCTCCGATCAGAAACGTCTTGCTGTAGTGTCGGCTGATGACCCTGCTGGCCCTGTGTATCTCCTGCAAGTTACACCTGCCGCACTCAAGGGCTTCAATGCCTACGTCAAAGAACTCTCTATGCGTGGTATCCCACCTGAGATTGTCAAGACCAAGATCACATTTGACACAGACGCATCCTTCCCTAAATTAAAGTTTGGGTTGGCTGGATTCCTTGACGATGAGTCGCAAGACGCAGTTGACAAGTTGTTTGGGTCTGCCGAAATCCGTGAGATTACTGGTGAGAATCCAAGGCAAGCAGTTGAAGTGCCAAAGATTGCCACCAAACCAGTTGCCCCGAAACCCGCTCCTAAGGTTGCTGAACCAGTAGAACCTGCACCTGCCCCTGCACCTACACAAGCGGCTACCCCAAAGCGTGGTTTCGGTGCATCTAAACCTGCGGCGAAAGCTACCCCTGCTGCTGCGGCCCCTGCGAACACACAAGCAGCAACATCTTTGGCTGACGAGATCGCTGCCCTTGTAGGTGAGGTGAACGCAGATGACGCCTAAACCGCCTCTCGACTTTACAAAGGTCGAGTCGCTTCG